AGTGACGGTACAAGACTACAAGCTTTTGCTACTCGTTACCAATGGAAGAACGGTTTAGTTGTTAAAGATTGGAGATACGTTGTTCGTATTTGCAATGTTGACATTTCTGACTTACTTGGTGTTACTGGCACACAATCAACAACTGCTGCAACTTCTCTTATCAAATTAATGGCAAGAGCAACTTACAGAATACCAAACATGGCAATGGGTAGAGCAGCATTCTATATGAACAGAACAGTTCATTCTGGATTGTCTATCGCAGCATTAGATAAATCACAAAATGTTTTAAAAATACAAGAAGGTTTATCACAGTTTGGAACAGCTAAAAGCTACTTATCATTCTTGGGTACTCCAATAAGACAGGTTGATTCGTTAATTAATAACGAAGCTCGTGTAGTTTAATTTTTATTTTATTAAAGGAGATCTAAAATGATTACAGATGCATTACTCAGAGTAAGCGAAGATCAGGCGGTAACAACAACTGCTGTATCTACTAACACCGTTGATTTAGGTGTTGCTAGAGACATAGGTGAAGGTACTGCTTTGTACATGAACTTTGCTTTAACAGAAGCATTTGCTAACGGTACTAGCGTAACTTTTGAAGTTATTACTAGTGCTGCTGCAAACTTAGGTACACCAACTGTTATTGGTAGTAGTACAACTTTAGCTACAGCAGCACTTACATTAGGTAAAAACATTGTTGTACGCTTAAATCCAGATATTGCCGGCAAAGGCCAAAGATATCTTGGTGCTAGATACACAGTTGTTGGTACTATGAATGCAGGTAAAGTTACTGCTGATATAGTAGAAACAATTGGTGATGGACAGAAGTACTATGCTTCTGGCTTTACCGTAGTTTAATAAGGAGAATTTATGCCTATTTACAGAGCTAAAATTAAGTGCTTTGTTGGTCAATCCATGCGAGAAGCCGATGAAGAGTTTGAATACAACGGAGAGCCAAATACCAATATAGAAATAGTTGGTGGGTCTGATGTTATTGATTTTGAAGCAATGACAAAAGCAGAGCTTGAAGTGTATGGTCGTACTATTGGTTTAGAACTAGATAGAAGACAAACAAAAGAAACTCTTATTAGTCAACTTGAATCAGCAAGTAAGTAGGCATTATTTTCTTATTTTTGTTACTGGGGGCTAGTAGTAATACTGCTAACCTCCCTTTTTTTTAGGAGATGTTATGGCAACTGAAGTAGATATTTGCAACCTTGCCCTAGCTCACTTGGGTGATGATGCAACAATAGCTTCGCTTAATCCACCAGAAGGATCAGCACAAGCAGAAAAAGCTGCACGTTTCTATCCAATAGCAAGAAACAATTTGCTAGAAATGCACACATGGAATTTTGCAGCAAAGCGTGGAAATTTAGCATTAACTACAAATACACTTGATCAATGGGATTATGCATATATAGCACCTGCGGATATGATGAACCCTGTTGCAGTTATATCTCCTTCGGCACAAAACGATTACGCTACAAGAATGTCAGCAGGTGATACTCCGGGTAATTTAACAGCTAATTTTGCACCGACAATTGTAGCAGGTCAATATACACCACAACAATTTGCAGTAGAAGGATCATTAATATATACCAATCAAGAAAATGCAATGTTGCGATATCAAGCATATGTAACTGACCCATCATTATTTTCTCCTTTATTTCTAACTACATTGTCATGGCATTTAGCATCAATGCTTGCAGGGCCAATAATTAAAGGTGATCAAGGTATGGCAGAAGCAAAACGTAGTACGCAAATGATGCAGGGATATTTAACGCAAGCAAAACAATCAGACAATTTACATAGAGATATAACAGTAGAACATATAGTTCCTTGGACATCTGGGAGATAATTAATGCCTGTAACACGCAATTTTAAACAAGCGTTTTCTGGAGGTGAAATATCACCAGAAATGTTTGGACGTATTGATGACAGTAAATATCAACAAGGTGCAGCAACAATGCGTAATTTTATTGCTAAACCACAAGGCCCTGCCGAAAACAGACCGGGATTTGCATTTGTAAAAGAAGTAAAAGATAGCACAAAAGCAGTAAGATTAATGTCTTTTACTTTTTCTACTGTGCAAACAATGGTTATAGAAATGGGTGATCAATATTTTAGATTTCATACACAAGGTGCAACATTAAATTACAGCAATGGAGCAGCGTGGAATGGTGGCACAAACTATGCAGTAGGAGATATAGCGTTATATAACAATGTTAATTATTACGCTAAAACTGCACATTCTAATAGTCAACCGCCAAACGCAACTAATTGGTATGCATTACCGACTGACATGACATATGAAATACCATCACCGTATTTAGAAGCAGAATTATTTGATATACATTATGTGCAATCTGCGGACGTTATGACAATTGTTCATCCTAGTCACGCACCTAGAGAATTAAGAAGACTTGGTGCAACAAAATGGGAACTAAAAACAATTAACTTTGCAAGTCCATTAGCATCACCAACTGGTGTTTCTGTAAGTGCCTATATACCTTCATCATCCAGTACTAATTCAGATACATATGAAGCTCATGAATATGTTGTTACAGCTATTGGTAGTAACCTTATAGACGAAAGTGCACAATCTAGTTCTGCTTCAGTTAATAATAATATTTTTGTAACTGGAGCTAAAAATACAATTACATGGAATGCTGTTACTGGTGCTGCAAGATACAGAGTATATAAAGAACAAGCAGGTGTATTTGGATTTTTGGGAGAAACAACTAGCACAACAATTGTAGATGCAAATATAGCACCAGATTTTTCTAGAACTCCTCCTGTTTACGACAACCCATTTCCTAGTTCTAATAATTTTCCAGGTGCTGTATCTTATTTTGAACAACGCAGAGTTTTTGCAGGTACAAATAATGATCCGCAAACTATCTACATGACCAAATCAGGTACGGAAAGTAATATGTCTTTTGGTATACCTATACGAGATGATGACCGTATTAAGTTTAGAGTTGCTGCTCGTGAAGCAAATACAATACGACACATTGTTCCATTAACACAATTACTATTGCTTACAGGATCAGCAGAGTGGCGTATAGCATCTGTTAATAGTGATGCTATAACACCTAGTTCTATATCGGTAAAACCACAATCTTATGTTGGTGCAAACAATGCACAACCAGTAATTGTAAACAACAGTATGGTTTATGCTGCTGCTCGTGGCGGTCACGTTAGAGAACTTGGTTATAACTGGCAAGCAAATGGATTTATTACAGGTGATTTATCTCTTCGTGCACCACATTTGTTTGATAATTTTACAATAATAGATATGGCATTAGCTAAAGCACCATTGCCTATTGTTTGGATGACAAGTAGTAGTGGTAAATTAATAGGTTTTACATATGTGCCAGAACAACAAGTAGGGGCATGGCATCAACATGATACAGATGGCACGTTTGAAAGTGTTGCTACTGTATCTGAAGGTAATGATGATGTTGTTTATTGCGTTATAAAAAGAACAATTGAGGGTGTGCAAAAAAAATATATAGAACGTATGGGTACAAGACTGTACGCAACTCAACGTGATAGTTTTTTTGTTGACGCAGGTGCAACATATAATGGCACAAATACAAACTCAGGACAAAATGTAACTATATCTGGTGGTACAAACTACACAAAAGGTGAAATTGTTACGATTACTGCTAACTTCAATTTATTTAATGCTCCACCTAGCGTTGCTGATAAAAACGATGCAATAGTTTTAGTTGATGGCACTACACTTTACCGTCTTACAATTCTTGGTACATCAAGTCAAACAGTAGCAACTGCAAAATTAGACAAAGATTTACCTGCATCTTTGCGTAATACAGCCATAACAACTTACGAAGTTGCAAGAAATGTTATATCAGGTATTACATGGCTAGAAGGCAAAACAGTTAGCATATTAGCTGATGGTGCTGTACACCCACAAAAAGTTGTATCTGGCGGTTCTATTACGTTAGATCGTGCAGCTAGTGTTGTTCATGTAGGTTTACCTTATGAAAGCGATTTGCAATCATTACCACTAGCTTTGCAAGCAGAAGCATTTAGTCAAGGCCGTGTTAAAAATTTAAATCATGTATGGGTAAGAGTATTAGAAAGTTCTGGTATTTTTGCAGGGCCTAGTGTAGATAAATTAGTAGAAGCAAAACAACGTACAACAGAACCATACGGCTCACCACCTAATTTAAAAACAGAAGATATAAAAATTATGTTAACTCCTACATGGCAAGACACAGGACAATTATTTGTACGACAATCTGATCCATTACCATTAACAATTGTAGGATTAACATTAGAAGTAGCTATAGGTGGATAGTGTAACCGTAAACAGATATAGTGTATGTATATTAGAAAAATAAGTAGTTGTTGAAGTTATGGCAACAAATTGGGATAAAATAGGCGGTATTGCTTCTATAACAGGAACTGTTCAAGGAATGATTGGTTCTTATTATGCTGCGGAAACAGAAAAGTTTAAATATAAATCAATGGCTCTTGGTTACGAGCATAAAAAAGATATGGCTAAAATTAATAGCCGTATGTTAGAAAGACAAGCACAGCAAGTAGGTAGAGCATATAACAGACAGATAATGATAAAAACTATGCAAGCAGGTCAACGTAAAGGTAAAGCTACAGCAAGTGCTGCTGCAAGAGGTGGAAGTTTAGGTTATGGCAGTACAGCAAACCTTTTTGCTAGTGACGAAATAATGAAAGAAATAGACAAAATTACAATGAATACTAATAAAGTACAGGCAATGAATGAAGCAAGAATGCGTAAAGTAAATATGGATATTAGAGGAACAATGCTTGGTGTGTCGCAAGCCGGGGCATTAGCTAACGCATCAACAGTAAGTCCATTTTTAAATATGAGTAGTACCTTGTTAACTGGTATTGGTGATATTGCTAAAAACAAATATTTTGAAGGTTAATTATGGCTACAGTACCTTTACAAAACACACCGACAGAACAACTTAGAGTTGGATCAGCACCACAGTTAAGTGCT